TTTTAAAAATGTGTTAAATGATGAATTAACTTTGGCATTGTGCCTGTAAAAATCATAATTATCGGAAGTGAAGTGTAGTTTAATAGCCAAATATAATGTATATGATTCATAACTATTCATATAGGTAAAACTGCTGTACTTGATCGTTCAACCAAGTTCAGTTTTTCTGCCTCTTCTTTTATCTTCTCTTTTAGTGACTTGTTAATTAAAGGACCTACAGACGCTGTATCAATATCATTTTCTTCACAATATTTTAACACGGCATCCATATAGGACATTCGTTTTTCTTTTACTATTGCTTCAATAATTTGAGCAAACTTTTTACTATTCATCAACATTATAGTTTTCTAACTATGTGTTTTCTTAATGCTCTTGTTAGTTCTTCAATCTTATCTATTATTGAAATTAGACTCGGGTCTGTTATGTACTGACCTTGTTCTTTTAGTTTATCATACTCACGCAATGGTATAGTTACCATAGATTGCTCATTCTCATAAGTCATATCTTGGTCGTGGGTATCTCTGCCATGTGGCATACTTTCATCGCTCATAATTTATCCTCACTTTATTATAATATTATATCTCAATTAGACTAATTTGTCAAGCTACTATACTTTATCTCCAGGTTTCTGTAGATCAAAACTCCTATACATCATACAAGTTTCATGTCCTGTTGGTGAAGTTATAGCGGCAACAGATTGATCACCTTTCTCATTTAAATAGTAAGCAACAAAATAAGCGGGATCGCCTGTTTCTGAAGCACCTGATCTACCCATAGATACACTCTCTAATTTGAAATTGTTATCTTCAAGGTATCTCATTACTTCTGGTGATGTACCACAAACTACTGGTACGTGCATCCATTGAAAGTCGTACTTTTGTAAATCTTCAGCAAATGTACTTGTAGCGAATAATAGTGTTATAAGTGTTAATAGTTTTTTCATAGTTAGCCTTTCGGTCTAACTATTTATGTTATTTTTTTCAAAAAAGTCCTGAGTGTGCTTATAAAACTTCTCTTGGTGCTCTTTTATTTTTTCTTCAGTATGTATCCACTCTTGTACAAAACCATCTTCACACGTGGCTAATATAACGGTCTGTTCAATCTTGTAATTTGGGTATAGCTCTTCATACATTTTTGCATAAGCAGATGTCTGTAAAAAGTTAGCATAATTGTAATTAGCATCCCTTTGTTTTGTAGAGGTCTTAAAATCAATAACTGATAGTTTGCCTCTATATTCAGCAATACAATCTACTTGGCCTGCAACACCTATTTCTTTAGAGTATAGGTATTCTTCTAGGCAATGTATGTTATCTATTCTAGCAAGATATGGTTTAATAATTCTAAAAAGTCCTAGTGGTGTAACAGCAGTTATACCTACTGACTTCTCGTCTTCGTTCTTTAAATGGTTTTCAATTAAGGTGTGGGTAGTTTTACCTCTATTAACAGCAGCATTTGATATGTAGTTAGCCATTTTCTCACCAACTGCATTTCGCCATGCCTGTAGACCTTCTTGTTTTTCGGGAATTTGTCCTAATATAGATGTAACGGAAGGCATATTAACACCATCAATAGTATAATATCTTACACCGTTTTGATTCTTGCCTTTCACACCTAACGATTTAGGCAATACATCTTCATTCAATTTAACATGTTTAAACATAATATACCTTTCCGTATAATTTTATATAATCATTATATCAGATTATTACAAGATTGTCAAGCTATATACCTTTCTGCATATAGGCGTCTATAATCTTGTTTTGTTCTTCTATTTTGTCATTGTTAAGACGTTCAACAGCTCAACTAGGGTCATACGGTTCGTATACCGTCTTACCATCATCATTTCTGTATGCTCTTAATACTTGTTTTCTGTTTTCTTCTTTGTTCTTATATGAACAATGAATCCATCCGCTATTAGGTTCTTCTGGTTTGTGAAACTCTAATATCAATTGGTCAAAATCCAAGTTGTCAATAATATATTTTGCTAGATCAGCATTTGCAATGCCAAAGATTTCAAAGTCCGCAGCTTGGCCTTTGGCGTGCTGTGATTTCATTGATGATCCTATTTTCACACATAACTCGGGTGATCTGTATCCACTAGATACTGATACTACCTTGCCATAGTGATCTCTAACTTTTTGAAGTACATTGTCGCATAGTCTTTTTAAGTTATCCATATGGTCTTCGCTTGGATTATTACTAATTCCATGTCTATCTGCTGTTTGAGAAGCAGTTAGTTCTTTAAGCGAAAAGTTTTTGCTTAGTTGCATTTAATTTATCCTTTGCTATAAGTTTTATTTTCTTTAAGGTTCGTATATCGTACCATGATTTATTTGATCTGTCTTGTTTTCTTTTCTTTTCAATTTCATTCACCGCTCGTTTTAATTCTTTATGATGAGCTTTTATCTCTAACATATTATCCCCTTGTAAGTTTTAATATTTTGTCCATCTGAGCCTTGATGATTGGTCCTCTATTAGGCCAATGTATATAAGGTTCATTGGTTTTTGAAAGATTATACAAAAACGGTAGTATAGTCTTTTCAATCTCTTTAAATCTCGCCGATACGTCAGCGTCCTGTATCTCTTTGTTTACAGAGTCTTTCTCTGCTACAATCTGCATTATCTCATTCATCATAGACTTAATATCGCCTACGTCTGATTTGACTTTTGCAATCTCTAAATTAGAGTCTTCTACAACCTTCGGGTCTATTGCTGGCGTGTCGTCAGCTGGTTTCTTTGATACAGGAGTAAAACCATAATCTATATCGGTATCAAACTCCCTCATAAAATCAGGTATGTCTGCCATTACTTTTCTCCTTGTTTAGGTAGGTGCAATGAGCGGATTGACTTATTAGACTCTGGTATACGACCGTTGTTGTTCAGTTGCTCGCTCTGCACCCCTATATTATTTATTTTTTGCATTTTGTCTAGCCTTGTGCTTTTTCATCACTTGCTCTGTTTTGATTTGTTTTGTTGACTTTGTTCCCATTTCACTTGCTAAAGCACTCATTGGGTGTGCTTCTGCTACCTTTGATAATGTTTCTTTCCAACCACTATCTTGTCTGTAACTAGCACCACTTACACCTGCAACAATTCTTATGCCAGATATATTTTGTTTGATGTGCTTGTTTTTCTTTAGATACTTTTCCATTTCAGCAATGGTCATCATCTCGGTAAACTCTTTACCAGTTTTTGTATTTGTAAATGTGTATATGGGCATTCTATTTAAGTGTTAGATGAAACAATAATTGATTAGTTACCACAAGCATATCCTCTAATATGCTTTCTAAATCCATTTGACCTTTTACTTTGCTGTTTTCTGTAATCTTTGTTATTCGTGCTACTTGTTTTTGTACTTCACCTCTAACCTGACTATTATCAGCATAGTTCATTATGCCAGGTCTTAATTCAGCACTAAAGTTAATTCTTGTGCCTGTTTTGCCTTGCCATGTTTCTACAAGTTCATCATTTAATTTACTAAACTTTTCATAATATTCACCTGTGTGTTCATGCTCAGAAAATGACTCTGTTTGCCAATGGTAACTTTGAATATCATTCAAAAAGTTCATATTTAATTGTATAAAATCTCTTACATTATTCATATTGCTATTTAGTATTTGCTATATCTACTATCCTCTGTATTAATGACCCTAATCCATTCTGTCTTTGCATTGTAAGTAATTCTCTAATACCTAAAGGGATGAAATCCTCTAGTGTAAGAGCAGCCACTTCATCTTTAGGACAACCATTAACTAGGTCTGTTATTAATTTCGCTGTGCCTTTTGTTATAAATGCGTCAGCGTCTATTTTATATATCATTGTATTATCTTCTTTTGCTCCACCAATTAACCATAGATTACTAGCACAACCTCGTATTCTATTTGTTTCTGTTTTTACTTCTTGTGGTAATGATTCTACGTGTTTGGCAATGTCAATTAAATATGCAAGTCTATCATGGCCTTGCAACATTTTAAGGTCATCACCCTTGGTTTGTATTCGTTCTTTTATCATGTTCAGCGATACCTTCTTTGTACCAATCAGGCATAACTGCACCATGTTTTTCCCACTTGGCAAATCTTCTTTTCTCTAGTATGTAATACTTTCTGTATGAGCCAACAACATCACCTGCAATTTTACAATGGTCAGGCATTGCTGGTGTAGCGTCTGTGCCTATAACATTTAGTGGTGCATTTTTAGGTGGGTGTCTTAATAGGTCAGCAAGTTTGGTTACTGATACATGGTCTGTATCTTTTTGCCATCTTAATTTGTATTCTTCGTTAAGAGCCATGAAGTGTTGAAATAACCATACGTAATTGTATGCTGACTTTAGTACCCATTGTGTACTAGGGTGATTTAGCCAACCTGCCTTGTATATGATTGCTTCTTCGTTAGGGTTTTCTAATCGCCATCTTCTTATCTTACGACCATTCTTTGTGAAGTCTGTATATTCAATGCCATCAAGTACACGTTTTGCTGTACATAGCATTTGAGCAGACTCTAATATCATTTTGATAATATGTTTATCACACATCATCTTGGCTGATTTCTTTGGACTTTTATCTACGTAAAATATATTCATTAGTGTAATAACTTTCTGGTAACATAATCTGTCATATTGTATTGTTTACCTAATTCAATTAACTTATTATACCATAAGTTTTTGAAAGAGTCAAGTTGAGCATTAGCACATGCTTTTGCTAACAACTTTAGTCTTCTAACTTTTGGGTCTTCTTGTCTTTTTAAATCTTCTTCGTGTATCATAGGGTCTATTATATATCAATTCTACTGCAATGTCAAGCTGTAAAATACTTCTTTTTATACCATTTATAGTACGCTTTATCAGTAAATATTTCTGCAATTTCTTCAGCAGGTACTTGATCCATTCTAATACATTCTGCAAGCGACTCGTATTCCCATAAGTCAACCTTACGTGTCATCTTTTTGCCTTGAGCGCCCTCTGCTAAAACTCTTACGTTTCTTTTGTGATTTTCTGATTGTGCATAATTCATTGAGAGTCTTCTCCATATATCGTTCTCATAAGGTCTGCAACAGGACCTTTTTCTTTTGGTTTATTCTTCTTTTCTACATTATTACTTGCCACCATATATGCAATAAAGAAACCAACAACCGTTACTGAGCATCCTATGAAGCCCAATAATATACCATGCTCTAACATCATTTGTTCTCCTCTAGTTTTCTTATTTTCTTTATCATTCTTATAACTCTTTTGTCATAATCTGGTGTAGTAGAAAACTTATCTAAAGTTTTAATAAGTTGAAAAGAATCAAGTTGTAGATTTTTATCAAACATCTTTTGTCTTAACTCCCTAAAATCTTTGTAAGCATTATGGTTGTTTAACAACCTTACATATTCTTTAACACTATCGCATTTACTAGCGAAAGCTCTCACACCCCAACCTGGCCATTTTGTTATGCCTTGTGGTAAGAGGTGTGGAGTATCTTTACTCCATGTTCTTATACCAAATAGATTATTTGCCTCTACAGCAAATCTACTATTACCCCAACCAGACTCTAACGCAGCCTGACCTATAATCATCTCATAGGGTACTCTTTTATCTTTTGGTAATGTGAAGTTAATATAGTTTATACATTTGTGCATAGCACGTATGAATTGAATATCGTTATGGTATGTAAATTCAGGTTCTTGTAGATCCATTTCTTCTATTTTTTTCATATAGAATAGATCAAGTTCTTCGTTTACTACAGCCTTTGCTGTTTGATTAGGATTGTACGTACCGTAAGCGTAAGCAGCAACCATTAAAGTTAGTACTGCAAAAAATATCTTCGTATATAACCAGGTCTTTTCTAATAGTTTATGCCAATTATACGATTTGCCCATCTTTGACCACCTTTTTTAAATCTTTTATTGTTTTCTTTTTATCAATCATAACATCATACCATTTAAATCTAACCATGTGTTCGTTACTAGGTCCGATTAGTGGTATGTCATATTGTCTTTGAAACGTCAATAAGCCTTTTAAGTACAATGGCACAAGTATATCTAACACACTTGTTTTGTCTTTGTAATCTTTAGGTACGGTTGGTGTCTTCCAGTAACCCTTACCTTTAATCAGTTCGTTTAATATATCTTTATGTTTTTTCAATAGTTTCATTATATACCTCTCTTTACATAATATTCATAACCGTGTTCTTCAAACTTCTTTTGTATAAAAACAAGGTTATCGTTATTCAAATGGTTTCTATAACCTTTGAAAATCTTTTTACTAGTTCTGCCTGGGAAATTTGTTAATATGTCTTTTTGTAGATGACCAGTATAATACAATTCCCACTCATTAATATTATTCTCTAATACTTTATCAATAATAGTAATACCATTCTTTATTTGTTTTTGTAGCCACTCGTCAATATGATTCTTCTCACCTCTCATAATATAACTTTCTTTTATAATCGTAAACCGATGTAGTTTACTTTAGGTTCAAAGGACCAGAATAAGTCATTGTGGTTACCTGTATCGCCTAAATTTTGCATTTGATATAAATGTACCATTTCATGGATTAGTGTATCCAAGAAATCTTTTTTATTCGGATAAGAAGGTAACATCTCTAGTTTGTACAATCTAGTACCTGCTCTTTTCCACTCTAATACAACAACCTGACCTATACATTTTTGTCTTTTTAGGTCTTTGATTTCTACTTGTCCAAAAGGTGAAAGTTTATTATCAAATAGTGCTGAATTTAATAACTTGAAATAAGTTTTTATGTCTTTGTAAGTTGTAATATATTTACGTTTACCAGACAGCTCTCTTTTAAGTTTTCTTTTAAGTTTAAGTGCTTTAGATTTTCTAGTTGTTACCATTTAAAATTTGTTCCTTATATT